AGATTAGGTAGTAGAATTATTGGTAAGTGTATGATGGGTTCAACGTCAAATGCTTTAGATAAAGGAGGAGACAATTTTAAAAAATTATATTATGCCTCAGATGTTACGAAAAGAAACCGCAATGGACAGACTAGTTCAGGATTATATAGTTTGTTCATACCTATGGAATGGTCGTACGAGGGATTCATTGATACTTATGGGATACCTGTCTTCGATACTCCAAAAACCTCAATCAAAGGAATTGACGGAAACGAAATAGATTACGGTGTTATTGAACACTGGCAGAATGAAGTCGATGGCTTAAAAACCGACTCTGATGCATTAAATGAATATTATAGACAATTTCCAAGAACGGAACAACACGCTTTTAGAGATGAAACGAAACAATCTTTATTTAACCTTACAAAAATATATGAGCAAATTGATTATAATAATGATCTAAGGAATACTAATATATTAACAAAAGGTAATTTTCAATGGGAAGGTGGTATACAAGATACCAAAGTAATATTTTATCCAAATAAAGATGGTAGATTTTTAGTATCATGGATTCCTCCCTATCATTTACAAAATAATATAATATTAAAGAATAGTATGAAATATCCTGGTAATGAGCATATTGGCGCATTTGGTTGTGACCCTTATGACATATCAGGAACAACAGACGGTAAAGGGTCTAAAGGCGCTTTGCATGGGCTAACTAAATTTTCAATGGAAGATGCTCCATCTAATACATTCTTTTTACAATATATATCAAGGCCTCAAACGGCTGAGATCTTTTTTGAAGATGTGCTTATGGCGTGTATATTTTATGGTATGCCAATATTAGCAGAAAACAATAAACCAAGATTGTTATACCATTTTAAAAGAAGGGGTTATAGAGGTTACTCAATGAATAGACCGGATAGAATATTTAATAAACTATCCGCAACAGAAAGAGAAATAGGAGGAATGCCAAACTCGTCTCAAGATATAATGCAAGCACACGCTGCGGCAATAGAAACTTATATAGAAGAATATGTAGGTTTAAATGAAATGGGTTACGGTACAATGTATTTTCAAGATACATTGGAGGACTGGGCAAGATTTGATATAAACAAAAGAACTAATCATGATGCTTCTATTAGTTCAGGATTAGCAATAATGGCTTGTAATAGAAATAAATATATGCCAACTGAAAAAAGAGAAATAGTGTCTGTCCCTTTAGGTTTTAAGAAATATAATAATCAAGGAACTACATCAAAAATTATTAAGTAAATGAATATATACACAAATCCAAATAGCGCTTTCCCTAGTCAGGTTGTAGATGATGCTACTAAGGCTTCTGAAGAATATGGATTACAGGTGTCTCGTGCCATAGAACAAGAATGGTTTAATCAAGGGAGGACTAGCGGTAATAGATATTTAACACATTGGAATAATTTTAATAGATTAAGACTTTACGCAAGAGGCGAACAATCTGTACAAAAATATAAAGATGAATTATCAATTAATGGTGATTTATCCTATTTGAATTTAGATTGGACACCTGTTCCTATACTATCAAAATTTGTTGATATAGTTGCTAATGGTATTTCTCAAAAAACCTACGATGTAAAAGCATTTGCTCAAGATCCAGAATCTCTTAAAAAGAAAATGGATTATGCTTCTTCATTACAATTTGATATGGTTAACCAACCTATAATACAAGATGTATTACAAAAGACTGGAACTAATATATCAAAATCAAATATACCAGCGGAAGATTTACCAGCAACACAAGAGGAATTAGAATTGCACATGCAACTTTCTTACAAACAATCTATTGAGATTGCGGAAGAAGAAGCAATAAATACCGTGTTAAAGACCAATAAGTATGATCTTACTAGAAAAAGACTTAATTACGATTTAACAACTATTGGTATTGCCGCGACTAAAACATCGTTTAATAAATCAGAAGGGATTGTAGTTGATTATGTGGATCCGGCTTATTTAGTTTATTCATATACGGAAGACCCTAACTTTGAAGATGTTTATTATGTAGGTGAGGTTAAAGCAGTGACAATACCAGAATTAAAAAAAGAATTCCCATATATATCGGAAGATGAACTTCTTAAGATACAACAAATGCCTGGGAATAGACAATATATTCAGGGATGGGGTAACTATGATGAGAATACTGTACAAGTATTATATTTTGAGTATAAAACTTATATGAATCAAGTATTCAAAATAAAGCAAGGGGATAATGGATTAGAGAAAGTTATTCAAAAGACTGATTCTTTTAATCCTCCGCCAAACGATAATTTTGAAAAAGTATCAAGAACAATAGAGGTGTTATATACTGGTGCTAAAATTATAGGCACCAATATGATGTTAGAATGGAAGTTGTCTAATGATATGACACGTCCTCAAGCAGATACTACCAAAGTTAAAATGAATTACACTATTGCTGCGCCTAGAATGTACAAAGGTAGAATTGATTCTATTGTTACTAAATGTATTTCTTTTGCAGATATGATTCAATTAACTCACTTAAAACTTCAACAAGTTATGTCAAGAGTAGTACCTGACGGGGTATTCTTAGATGTAGATGGTTTGATGGAAGTTGATTTAGGTAATGGTACAAAATACAATCCAGCGGAAGCATTAAATATGTATTTCCAAACTGGTAGCATTGTAGGTAGATCTTTAACTCAAGATGGTGAAATAAACAGAGGCAAAGTTCCTATTCAAGAATTAACAACGTCTAGTGGGCAAGGAAAGATACAAAGTTTAATCCAAACTTATCAGTATTATTTGCAAATGATTAGAGATGTTACGGGTCTTAATGAAGCGGTTGATGGCAGTAAACCAGATTCTAACGCTTTGGTAGGATTACAAAAGATAGCAGCGAATGCTTCTAATGTAGCAACCCGTCACATAAAAGATGCAAGTATATATTTAACTACAAGAATATGTGAAAATATATCATTACGAGTTGCGGATTGTTTAAATAATCCTTTGACTGCAAATTCATTAAAACAAAGCATATCAACCTACAATGTAGAGGTTCTAAAAGAAATAGAAAATTTAAATCTGCATGACTTTGGCATTTTTTTAGAGATTGAACCAGATGAAGAAGAAAAAGCACAATTAGAACAAAACATACAAGTTTCTTTACAAAACCAAGGAATTGACTTAGAAGATGCTATTGATATAAGACAAGTTAGAAATCTTAAATTAGCAAATCAATTGTTAAAGTTAAAAAGAAAAAAGAAACTAGAGCAAGTACAACAACAGCAATTAGCAAATATACAAGCGCAAGCAGATGCTAATTCACAGAACGCAGAGAAAGCAGCGTTGTTTGAAGTGCAAAAGCAAGAAGCTTTAGCTCAAACCCAAATACAAATAGAGCAGGCTAAATCTCAATTTGAAATGCAAAGACTACAAGCAGAGGGTCAGGTTAAAAAACAATTAATGGCAGAACAATTTAATTATGATATGCAATTAGCACAATTAAAGGTTCAAGCAGATACAAACAAGTTTAATCAACTTGAGGACAGAAAAGACGAGAGAACGAAAATACAAGCAACACAACAGTCTGAATTAATAGATCAACGTAAGAATGACTCTTTACCAAAAGACTTTCAGAATAGTGCGGAAAATTTAATGAATGATTTAGGTGGTATGTTGCAAATGGAATAAACTTATTAACCAATTTTATATTATTATATTATGTCAGAACAAGTAAAACAAGAAGGAGAATTCAAACTAAAAGCAAAGAAACCTTCACCAAAAAAACTAAACAAAACAGATGAACCTATTAAGGTTGATTTAACACAGAAGCAAGAAGAGCCAATAAAAGTAGTAATACCTAAAGAAGAAACAGATGCCATTCAAGAGCAAAGCACAGATGAAAGCATGTTACGCAATAAACAGTCCGAATTGGGATTGCAAGAAGTGGTCGAAGGAAACCAAGGGACCACTGAAGATGTTATTGAAGAAATCTTCGAACAAGAAATAAAACAAGAAGTTGCAGATATTAAAGAAGAGCTGCAATTTCATACTCAAGATCAAACAAAGAACAATGTAGAACTGCCTGAAAATATAGAGAAGTTAGTTTCTTTTATGAAAGAGACTGGTGGAACTATTGAAGACTATGTTAGATTGAATGCGGATTATTCAAATGTAAATAATGTTGCTCTATTAAAAGAATACTATAAAAACACCAAGCCACATTTAGACGCAGAGGAT